CGTCGGCGCCGGCGGGCTTCTGTTCCGCAGCCATCACCTGCGCGGCTTCTACATCGCCGAGAATGCCGACGGCGATATCGACACGGTGTTCCGCGAGTTCGACCTCACGGCCCGCCAGGCCGCCCAGCAGTTCGGCGAGGACAAGCTGGGCGACAAGACCCGCGAGGCCCTGAAGGGCGACGCGCCGGACCGGCGGTTCAAGTTCCTGCATGTGGTGCAGCCCCGCGCCGAGCGCGATCCCCGGCGCCGGGACAAGGCCCATCTGCCCTTCGCCTCGGTCTTCGTCGACATGGAGTCCCAGCATCTGATCGGCGAGGGCGGCTTCCAGGATTTCCCCTACATCGTCCCCCGATGGGAAACGGCGACCGACGAGGTCTATGGCCGCTCGCCCGGCATGCTCGCGCTGCCCGAGGTCAACACCCTCAACCAGATGGGCAAGACCCTGCTGCGGGCCGGGCACAAGGTCGTCGACCCGCCGCTTCTGGTGCCGGACGACGGCATCACCGGCGGCCCCCGGACCTATCCGGGCGGGATCACCGCCTACGATGCCGGCCTGCTGCGCCTGTTGGGCGGCCGGGCGCCGGTCACGCCCTTGCAGACCGGGGCCAACCTGCCGCTGGGCCGCGAGATGCAGAACGATTCCCGCGAGCAGGTCTGGTCGGCCTTCTTCCGCAACGTCCTGCAGCTTCCCGTGGACAGCCCCAAGATGACGGCGACCGAGGTGCTGGAGCGCAAGGAGGAGTTCCTGCGGGTCATCGGCCCCACCTTCGGGCGGCTGGAGGCGGACTATACGGCGCCGCTGATCCAGCGGGCCTTTCACGTCCTCTATCGGGCCGGGGCGTTCGCGCCGCCGCCGGACAAGCTGCGCGGGCGCGATCTCGGCTTCGACTTCGCGAGCCCGGTGACCAAGGCCCGCAAGCAGATCGAGGCCACCGCCCTGCGCAAGACCATCGACGATGTCGGGGCGCTGGTCGCCGCCAATCCGCGCCTGCTGGACAATTTCGACGACGATCAGATCGTCCGCGACGTGTCCGAGGCGAACGGCGTCCCGCAACGCTGGCTTAAGCCGCCCGAAGAGGTGGCGCGCAAGCGCCTCGCCGCGCCGCCGGCCGGGGCGGGGATGCCGCCCGGTCCCGGCCCGAGCGGACCGCCGCCCCTCGCCGTCGGGCCCGATCCGGCGGCCGATGCGGCGGCCTTGCCGGTCGAGGCGCCCGGTCTCGCGCCGGCGCCCGACGCGGGCGGCGAGGTCCTGCCGTGATCGCCGCCGCCTGGCGCCGGCTCCTCGGCCGGCGGCGGATCGGTCCGCCCGATCCGGAAGCGCTGTTCGCCCGCCTTGCCGCCGCCCAGGGCCTCGACCGCTATGACGAGGCCGACCGCTACCGGGACTTCCAGCGTGTGTTCCTGTCGGACCCGGCGGGCCGGCGGGTCCTGTACCAGATCTTCGCCTGGGCGCATCTCTTCCGCACCAGCGTCGTGCCCGGCGATTCCCATCAAACCCATGTGCTGGAGGGCGAGCGCAGCCTCGGCCTGAAGGTCCTCGCCGCCCTCAACGCCGATCCGGGCGCCGCGCCGATGACGGCTGACGCCGATCCCCGAATGGAGGAACAGACATGACCGATTTTTCCGATTTTCCGACCGCGCCCACCGATCCCGACGCGGCCCTGTCCGGCGCCGATTGGCGGGACGACCTGCCGGACGCGCTGCGGGCGCGGGCCGAGAAATTCGCGGCGCCGGCCGATTTGCTGAAAAGCTATGTCGAGCTCGAACGCCGCCTCGGCCGTTCGGTGGTCGTGCCGGGCGCCGGCGCGGACGACGACGAGCGCGCGCGGTTCTACGGCCGGCTGGGGCGTCCCGATGCGCCGGGGGATTATGCCGTCTCGCTGCCCGACGACCTGCCCGAGCATCTGCGGCCGGACGAGGCGGGACAGGCGCTGCAAAGCTCGTTCCTGGATGCCATGCACAAGGCGGGCGCGTCGCCCGAGATCGTCCAATCGGCGATCGACTGGTACTACGGCACCCTCCGCGACGCCGATACGGACGCCGGGCAATTCGTCGAACGCAGCCAGGCCGACTCCGAGGCCGCCATGCGCCGCGAATGGGGCGGGGCCTATGACGACAATGTCGCCTATGCCCGCCGGGCGCTGCAGCAATATGGCGGCGACGATCTGGTGGCGCTTTTGGATCAGACGGGGCTCGGCAACAACGCGGCCCTGCTCCGCGCCTTCGCTCGCGTCGGCCAGACGACGGGCGAGGACCGGCCGCAGACCGGCACCGCCGGCGGCGGCAAGAGCTTGAAGGAGGAACTGGACGACCTGCGCGGCCGCCCGGACTATTGGCGCAGCGACGCGATCCAGCGCCGGGTACGCGAGATCAACGTCGCCCTGCACGGCACCCGCCCGATCCACGCCACCGGGACTGGGGATCGGCGCGGTTAGGCGGCACCCGCCCGCCGCTCCGGCATCCGAGCCGGGGCGGCGGCTCGAACGCAGCTGTGAATACCGAATCGCGAGCATCGCCGAATAGGATGCTGCATCCGGCCGAAACGGGGTTGCGCTAGAAGCTGTTCAAAAGAATTCGCCTTGGGCGTGGGTTCATTTTTGGTGCATCCTTTCCGGGTCTTGGAAATTTTGAATCCGAGAGGACGAGTTTTCTCGGTTACATATCAATGGTCAGGACGTGGTGTCGTACTGGCATTTGGTGATGCGTTAGAATTTGCGGCCATGACGAGGACGGATAGGCAGAAGTCCTGGCGTCGGTCGCTTCGGTGGCTGATTCTGCCGCCAGCAGTGTTGGCGGCGATCGTTCTGGCCGGGGGCGCCCTTCTGGTCGCACGCGACTGTCGCGATTTCGTGCTGGTCATCGACAGCCGTGCGCATCCGCGGGCTCTTCTGGCCGTGGCCGTCGTCTGGGATGAACGTTCCGAACGGACGAGTGTTCTGTGGGAGGGGCGGCTGGACAGGCCGGGTGTTGCCAGATTCCCAATCAAGCAAACCGAAAGGGATCGGGCCGCGTGGGCTGCTGGCCTGCGCGTGACGGTTCAGGAGCCGGACCGCGCGGCCGTGAGGCGCCGGGACATCGTCACAACCTATCTGCACGGCGCAACCCACCGCGTCATCGTCGGACCAACCGATATTCTATACGAGGAGTCCCATTTCGGATCTGTCCGCAGTTTGCAGGGGGTTCCGCTAGACGGCTGGCAGGCGGGCTTGTGGATCGCGAATGGCCTTGTCAATTTCCTGTCCTGCATCGACGCGTCGAGGGATGACGCCGTGGATCGATGAGTGTGGAGCAGTTCAGGGGGCGCGTATCCGGCCATGGGCGGAATCGGATTTAGAAGCGTGCGCAGGGTCTTCGTTTTCGTGCTGGTGGCGGGGGGCGTGTTGGTCGGCGCATACGCGATATTCGTCTTCGGGTTCTTTTTCTATCTGAAGTCGATGGGGGGGGGCTGATTCGGGGGAAGCTCTTAGCTTCGACTCGGCGGCTTGGGTCGCGCAAGGCGCGAGCGGTGTCCGCGTGCGGATGGTCGACGATCTTTTGCGCCGCCGGCGGTTGATCGGTTTGCCGCGAAACGAGTTGACCGCGCTGCTCGGCGCGCCGGACGAGACCGACAAGTTCTCCAAGGCCGATCTGGTGTATTGGCTGGGCGCCGAGCGCGGCGCGCTCCTTGCCCTCGATTCCGAGTGGATGCTGGTTTTTTTGGATGGAGACGCCCGCGTCGAACGGATCTATCTGGCCAACGACTGAAATCGGATGGGCGCGTCCGACACGGCCCGCCCGGAACGGCGAGGCGCGGGGCGGCGGCGGTGCCGCTCGACCTTTCGAGGCCGCGATCCGACATTGGATCGGGAGAGAGGCCGCCGGCCGATGTCGCGGCGAACCGCGCGTGAGAAAAATTTCTTGACAAGGAATTTTTAGGCGCTATTATACGCTTAATTCGACGATGGATCGGTGCGTCCGACGCCCGCCCGGCAGTGCCGCGGCGGGCTTTTTCATGGGCGCGCCGCCCTCGCCGTTTCCCCGCTTTCCCCGTGCGAGGGGAGAACCGCGTTTTCGCGGCCCCGTCACACACTCTTGCATGCCGACCGGCCCCAGCCGGCCGGGCGCGCGCCCCTGCGTCGGACAAGCGCGCGGCCGGTCGGTCGCGGACAACCCGAGGCCTGCCTGACATCCCGACCCCCAACCACAGGCAGGAGAGCAATCGATGAGCACGAGCATCGATCTGGCCTTCGTCCAGCAATTCGAGGGCGAAGTGCATGACGCGTACCAACGGCGTGGCGCCAAGCTGATGAACAGCGTCCGCCGCAAGCCCAACGTCAAGGGCGCGACCACCACCTTCCAGAAGGTCGGCCAGGGCACGGCGTCGACCAAGGCCCGGCATGGCGTGATCACGCCGATGAATGTCAGCCATTCCAAGGTCGAATGCACCCTGGAGGATTTCTATGCCGGCGACTGGGTCGACAAGCTGGACGAGACGCGGATCAACCACGACGAGCGCCGCGTCCTGGCCAATGCCGGGGCCTATGCCCTGGGCCGCAAGACCGACGAGCTGATCATCGCCAAGCTCGACACCACCACCAACGAGGTGGCGGCGGCCTCCACCGGCCTGACCAAGGCCAAGGTCCTGACCGCGATGAAAACGCTCGGCGACGCCGACGTGTTCGAGGAAGGGCGCATGTTCGCCATCGTGCCCTGGTCGGAATGGACCGAGCTCCTGGACATCAGCGAGTTCAAGAGCGCCGATTTCGTCGGCGATGCCCGGCCCTGGCTGAAGGGAACCGAGGCCCGGGTCTGGCTGGGTACCGTCTGGATGCCTCATTCGGGACTGGAAGCCCTGGTCGGCGGCTCGACCGCCAAGAGCTTCTGGTTCCACGAGGACGCGGTCGGCTGGGGCTTCGGTCAGAACGTCCAGACCGACATCACCTGGCATGGCGATCGGGCCGCGTTCTTCGTCAACAACTCGATGTCGGGCGGGGCCTGCCTCATCGACGCCACCGGCGTCGTCGAGATCCAGACCAGCCGTTCGTAAGGAGGCGACACATGGCTTTCAGCGGTGCCGAATACATGACCTTGATCGCCCATGGCGGTCCCAGCGGCTTCAAGCTGTACCACTATCTGACCACCGACGCGGCGGCGGTCATCGACAGTTCGGGGCATTTCGACGCCTTCGCGTCGCAGCTCGATGTCGGCGACGTCGTTCTGGCGGTTACCGTGGACAGCGTGTCCGCGCCCACCAGCGTGAGCGGCGTGTCCCTGCATGTGGTGCTGTCGAACGACGGCACCGCGGTGGACGTGTCCGACACGGTCCTGTCCGCGCTCGCGGATACGGACTGACCACCGGCGAGGCCCCGCGATTCCCGTGGGGCCTCGCGCATCTTTTCCAGAACGCGACCGTGCGTCGCGAACGCACCCCGACCGGGAGGAGACCGATGGATCGCAAATGCAGCCCCGCCGCGCTGTCCGATCAGCCGCGCAGCTATCGCGAGCATTACTACGAAACGCCCGATCCGATGCGGCTGGTTCGGTCGCCGGACTACTTCGCGCCCGTCGCTGAGACCCTGCGCCGGGGTGACCTGATCCGGGTGCGCGCCGACACGGCCGGCGAGACGGCCTACGATTCCTTGCTGGTCGTCTCCACGGACCCCGGCAACGGCGTCGTCCGGACACGCTCGATCCTGGCGCCGGCCCCTAAACCCGCCGTCACGGGGCGCGGCGGAGGCCGGAAATGAGCAGCGTCGTCGGCATCTGCAATTCGGCCCTGATCAAGCTCGGCGCCGGCACCATCATGTCGCTGACCGACGGTAGCCGGAACGCCAACCTGTGCAAGGAACAGTACGACAAGCTGCGCGACGCGCTCTTGCGGTCCCACAACTGGAACTTCGCCGTCGCCCGTCAGAAGCTGGCGAAGACTTCGGGCGCGCCCGCGTTCGGCTACGCCAACAAGTTTCAGCTTCCGACCGATTGGCTGCGCACGATTTCGGTGCATGGCGGCGGTGGCGAGGGCGCGGCGCCGTCCTACCGGATCGAGGGGCGCGGCCTGCTCAGCGATTCCGCCGAAATCTATCTGCGCTATGTCGCCGTCGTCGCGGATCCGAACCAGATGGACGCCGGTTTCCGCGAGGCGTTGGCCTGGCGCCTGGCGATCGACTTGGCCATGCCGGTGACCCAGTCGGCCAGCGCCCAACGGCAGATGGAGGAAGGGTTCAAGAGCGCCATCCTGCGGGCGCGCTCGGCCGACGCCATCGAGGATTTCGTCGACCCCATGCCCGAAAGCGGCTGGGTCCAGGCAAGGAGCTGACCATGCCCAAGGCGACCCCGCTTCAATCCTCCGTCAATGCGGGCGAATTCAGCCCGCGGATGGTGGCGCGTACCGATTTCTCCAAATATCCCCATGCCTGCGCGCGGCTCGAGAACATGATCCCGGTCCCTCAAGGCGGTGCCACGCGCCGCGCCGGCACGACGTTCGTCGCCGGTGTGAAGGACTCGGCCCAGAAGGTCCGGCTGGTCCCGTTCGAGTTCTCGACCGAGCAGGCCTATCTGATCGAGGCGGGCGATTCCTATCTGCGCTTCTTCAAGGATCGAGGCCGGATCGAGGTCGCCGATACGGACGCGGCGATCACGAACGGGACCTTCGACAGCGATATCGCCGGTTGGACCGACCGGTCCACGGGAGCCGCCGGCATCGCCTGGAACG